TTATCCTCTCTTATATTAATATTAAAACTACCTGCGCCATATGCATCTATAGTAACAGATCCCCATGTATCAAAATATTTACCAGCGTTATTATCATATGGAGTCGAAACATCCGCTAATGCCCAAGTAATAAGATCTCCTTGTTTTCTAGGATTAATTGCAGTAACTGTACCTGTTACAATTCCTCCTTCAGCTACAGTTAAAGGACTTAATGATAAACTATATGTGGGCGCTTTAGAAGTATTGTTAACAGTAATAGTATTACTACTACCTACAACAATTTCATTACGTTTAATATTAATTTTAAATTTTTTATCTGTACCAGGTGAATTAGTAGTTTCAGTCTCAAGTGTTTTTATTTTAATAATACCTTTAGGAGGATTACCACTATCCAAAACTACAGCTCCTTGTATACCATAGTTGTTATCACGAACATAATGAGAATCTCTACTAACAGTTCCTACATGTTCTAGTGACCACTGTAATATGGAGCGTTTTTCTAGTTCTTGTACAGTAAATTCAAAAACAGCTTCTGCACCTTCATCTACACTAGTCGGCTGGGTAGTAAACGTTATTACAACAGGACTGGGGTTTCCTAGAAAATTTAATACTGCCGAACTACCTAGATGATACCACTTACCTTGATCATCGCCGTTATTAGTAGTAAATTCAAACCCGGGACCACTATTTAAAGCTAAATCTGTGCCATACCAAGGACTATTTATTTTAAGGTTATAATGACCCCCAGGACTTGCAATTACAAAATTTGATGAACTAATTCCTTGCATTGTTACGTCATATCGAATACCTTCTGCTCTTATAACTCTAATTTTTTTACTATTAAATTTAATTTTTTTACTATCAAGTTCAATTTTACCGCCTGATGCTGATGCACTATTAACCGGGCTTCCAGAAAGTGTTATACTAGGCGGGTCTGTAATTTCACCTGTATCTTTTTCTAATTCAGCAATACCATTTGTACCTATTATATCAGGATCATCTTCTATTTCATATATAAGGTCAGCTGGCTCTACGACTTTACTCCAGTAGCCAAAAGCTTTTACAAATGAATTTGGAAATCCAACTACTTCAGCACTAATAAAGCCGTACTCTTCTTTTCTTATTGATCCTGATAACTTATAAATATCATCTTTAGCAAGATCTGTCGTAGTACCTGGTATCTTAGTTGGACTATGCCCAGTCTTAGGATGTGCAATAATTCTTTCATCGCGTCTACCAAATGATGCAGTAAGAATTAGTTCATAATCACCAGGAGGTAAATCAAATGATTGCTGCCTTGGGGCAAGATTTAGAGTCTTAGAAACAACAGTCCAGCTATCATTAAATTTTCCACGTAATGAACCAAAATCAATTTGACTTGCACTAATTGAACCAGCTGTAATTACAGTTGCATCTAGTTTTCCAGCTTTAATTACTGACGCATTTAAAGAAGCTATTTTTGCAGTATCTATGCTAGCATCAGCTATTTTTGCATTAGTAATACTGGCATCTCTTATAAATGCACTATTCATATATACGCCTGGACGAACACCAGCTCTTTCGCCTGTTTCTACTATAAATGGAAATAAATCACTAGCACCACCTTGTTGCCAAGTTGATTCATTTACCCACCTTCCTGGCTCTTGTATATACTGTTGTGTAACAGGTGGATTTGCCAACAGATTATAACTAGGATTTTCTTTTAGTGGTATAACATAATATTGTACATAAGGTTTAATTCCTGTAACTACTCCTTTACCATTTTTTTCTAAACTTAATACAAATTCGGGTCCAGAAAGTCCGGTGGTTATACTAGTAATATAATAAAATGTTCCTGCGGAATTATAGTTTGGATTCATTTTATAATCTGGGGCCGATCCTGCTGCAGTCTCCTCAGCCGGAGTACGAGGTAAGAGTTCCTTTCCAAAAACATATACTGTCTTAGCTACACTAAAAGTAGTACCTGCTACTGATCCTGTAAAAGCTCCTACTACTTTAGGATTTACTACTCCAAAATTTGAAATTTTAACTGGATTGTACGCTTTAATACATAAATAATAAACATTACCAGCCTTGTCTAAAATATAATCATTTACAGCATAAGATTTGTCTACTTCCCAAGAACCCTTATCTACATATGTAGTACCAGAGAACACTAACTTTTCTAAGTTTGTTTTGGTATATAGCCGCCAATACCAAAAAGCTGGATCATTTTCAAAAATTATATTATTATGTATATTTGGTTTATAAGTATCATAGATTGCAGTTACTCCCAATATGTTGCCTACATTTACTCCCTTATTTGAAGTATCAATCCATCTTCTTCCATGAAAGTTACCAGTAGTTGGTGCAGTATCACTCATTATTGCTGGAGCACTAATCCAAAATCTATCAGCAACAACTCCAAATTCACTAAAAGGACTACCATCCTCTAACACTTTACTAGTATTTCCTTGAGAATCTTGCTTAGTATTTCTAGGATAATTACTTAAACCAAATCCAGCAACATGACCTCCATTATCAATTTTTACGGTAAGTTGTCCTTCAGTACTATCAACTGTAGGTATACGATTATTACCAATTTCTTTTTGTAAACCTTTAAATAGTTGTCCTTCAGTTATTTGACCAGCAAACATATCAAGAAATTTTTGTACATTTATTCCTGTTTCTACTCTAATTGGACCTTCAGCACCACTACTTAACTTACCCCCTTTATTTTTATACTTAAAGAAAAGTGCATATATAGTACCAGGATCTGCTGGTAATGTAAATATTGTTTGTTCTTCAAATTCTCCTAGTATAGAATTTGCTACATCAGTAAATGTAACTGGTTGATAGTGTGAAACCATAACTTTACCATAAACCACAGTAGATTTATGACTACTACTTGCATTAATAAATTCAAAACTACCAGAAGGATAATCACTAAAATTATAATCAATGCTTTGCCTTCCAGGAACACTAGGTTGAGACGGTAGTGTAACTATAATAGATGTAATTGCAGCAACTGCTGTTATACCTAGAGGAGTAGGCGGTAAAAATGAAGTAGTAGCTAATATACTATTTTTTGGTATAAATTTAATAGCATTACTTATATCTAATGATTTAGGATCAATAGAGCTTATTAGTGCATATCTAAAATAGTGTTCTCTATCAACTATTAAATTATTTATAGTAGTTGATAAACGTTCACCCATAAATACTTGATTAGAATCTGATGGAACAAAATTTGGATCAGCAAGTGTAATAACAGCTCCAGTACTATAATTTATATTAGGTTTACTCATCCAAACACGCATACCCCATAAATCTGATCTAGCTATTTTATCAGACCCTAAAGGAACAACTCTAAAATTTAATGAAGCCATTGATGGCGTAATAAAATGTGTACCTGGTGAAATAGTTTTTCCATGCCAAGTAGCTAATGCACTATTATTGTTATAATTCTGTCCATCCCATGTTCTACAAGCAATTTTATACCTAACTCCTGTTTTACTAATTATACTATCTATAATATTAAGATCTCCAAAAGTCTTTAGATCTGTTTTTAAGCCAGCTGGATCAGGACTTTGTAATATTCTAAAAATTTTTGTATCTATAGACTTATTATCTCGGATTAAATGGTTTGTAGAATAATCCCAGAAATCGGTGTTAAGAGGCACAGGGTCTTTCCAAATTCTTACTTCAAACCACTTAAAATTTGGAGGATTATTAGGCATATCTGGAACAACAACTAGATCTGTTCCACTTAAATAAGCCTTTATAGAATTTAATCCCGAATAATTGGTTTGTATTGCTACAACTGTATAAAGTCTCTCTGATGACCAAATTCCAACTTTTCCATCTTTTTTAACATACCTTAATCGCATTTTATATGTTTCACCTATTTGTACATCTGATATATATACAGTAAGACTTAACCAGTTTACTTTTATAGATTTTTGTACAGCATCTGCGTGATTTAAACCATACTGACACTCTACATGAGTTATATCTACAGGCGCATAAGATTGGCTACTACTTTTATTAGCATAAGGTAATTTAATTCTATAACTATAATTTGATCCAGAATTAATTCCATCATTTTCTAGATCAGTTACTGGCTGACCAATTTCTGGAGCATAATCAAATGCAGTAAATCCAGCTAAATCATTTCTATCAGATATATTTGGTCTAAAAATTAAATTCTCAGTTTGTGACAAATAAGCTGGCATCCCAGAAGAAGTATCAAATAAACTTTCATATGCATAATCAATCAAAGTTAATTTAGCACCTTTATTACTATCTGGTTCAACAGTTAATACTATCAAATCATTTGATATTTTTTGGTATTCTCCAAATAAAAATAAATCTCCTTCTTCTGCTAAATTAACAGTGGGTGCAGGAGTAACACCATCTTTCATTTTTCCAGTATATGTACCTACAGGAACACTAAATTTTATCCTTTTATACAACCCATTAAGTAAATGAATTTTTCCGCTTGCATCACTAATATTAGGAGCACCAGAATGTATATAAGTAAAAGAACTAGGTATAGTATCTTGTACACTTGTAACTATTACTTCGTTTGAAGTAGTAAAACCTGATCCATGAGTATTACTAGTAATTTTTAACCTATCTCCAACTACAAATGGAACCCAATCTGAAGTAATTGTTATTGTTACAGTTAAACCGTCACTAGCTCTACTAATTGAATCATATTCAATATTATTTACCAAAATTTGACGTTCTACGACTTCAGTAGGAAATGAAGAACTTCTTATTTTTATACCATAAGATTTAGTTGGATCTAATATTACTGGATCATCTAACTCTATAACTTTTACATTACCACCACTAATAGTTCCTCTTCTACTAATTCTTCCGCTTCCATACCCCCACTTAGGAACATCATGAGTAACTGTAACTCTGTCTCCACGATTACATATTAAATATTCTAAATCAGTATTTAAAGTATACAACTCACGTCTGACAATTGCTTGTGCCATATGCCACTTTGCATGATCTTCAACTAAACTTGCCTTTGTAATTCCGGAAAAATTAATACTTTCAAATAATGTTGCATTGGTCTCTGATTTACCTTTATTATAAACTATTAGCTCATCTTCTTGATAGTCCTTATCTTCATTATAAAAATTTACTCTTAAACCATCTGGGATTCTCTCTAAATTACGAACACTATTAAATCCCCAACTATTATGAGGAGTAAACATTTGTACTATTGTATCTTTTCTTTCATCTATTTGTACTGTCCACTTACCATCTATTTGCGCTGGACTAGCTCTGCCCGCTGCAGCAATATCTTTTAGTACATCTACTATACTTTTTGCTTGAGCTATTACTTGATTATAAGTAAATCCTTTTTCATTACAATACTTCCACCATTTTTGTATTTTTACTAAATCTATTTTTAAACTTATTTTATGACTCCATCTTATTCTTTTTGGATTTGCCGGACTAGTTAAAACATGTAAAAATAAACTAGCAGGATTATTAATTGGTGTAAGAGCTACCCATTTTGTAAGATCTATAATATCAGTATTTGTTCCTGTATATTCTCTACCAAGAGTTTGTACAATTCCATTAATTGCCTCTAACTGACCATTTAATTGTTGACTAGAGGCTAATTTAATAGTAGTATGTGCTAATGGTACCTTTTCTGGAATATAATCGTCCATAACTATTATAGGGTCTAGTGCGTCTCTATATCTTTTTCCTGTTAATGAGAGAAAGACTACTGTATGGTAAAGTCTCCAATTTTCAGCTAATTTTACTGAACCATCACTATTATTAGCTTCATTACGAATCCACTGATACTGATCAGTCAAAGGAAGAGTAGAGGTGTTATTAGCAAGACAGGCACCCTCGCTTGTAAAAGCTGGTTGATCAGTAGTATTAACAATAATTGACTCATTGTCAAAAAAAGTTTGTACCAAAACACATTTATTACTAGTATTTGCAGTGCTCCATGCCGTATATTCAGCAGTATTTTCTAGAGGAGCCTCGCTTTTTTCTCCAGTTAATCTAGTAATACGTACTTCTATAAGACCTAGTTCTGGACGATGGGTGCCTGCTGGTGCGGTTGGCTCTACAAATAAACTACCCATAAATTGGTGTAGAAAAGCATCTGCAGTATATACTCTAGTAAATGCGTCTTTATGCGGTGTAGTACCTAAAACTATTATACCCTTATTATCTGTTTTATTTCCAAATTGATCGCGAACTATTAAAGGATAATATGGATCTGTTCCTGTTCCTCCTAACCTATACTCAAATTTTAATATAAGTGGAATTATAGATCCATTAGTAACATCTATAGAAGGAGATATAGTTTTTACATGGGTATTTCTAACTGTAGTTGTTCCAAAATCAGGTACTCCTTCAATTAATGAATAAGACTTACCACTATTGTCCCCTTTTATTCGTACTTTTCTTAACCCTTCAGGAAAATGTAAAGCTATTTCAAGACTAGTATAACCACCACTAAGTGGACCACTTAGTGATGGTAGCGCTGCTGTTATCGAAGGAGGATTTGGAACTGAACCAGTTCCATCTAACGGATGTTTATCATTATGAATAACTTGATTTAGAAATATTTGATTACGATCATTTCCATAAACAGATTTAAAAGAGGTCTCATTTTCTGCAGACTTATTAGCAGAGCTGCCTGGAAAATAATCTTTATCATAAATATTTAGATGAGATATAGCATCTACAGTATAATTATCTAATATAATATTACCTAATTTTAAGCCACTGTTATGTGCTCCTAAAGTAGAACCATCCCATTTATAAACGGCGTTATTATTAGTAAAGCTAGAAGGATTCCAATTATATAATTTTAGTGGTCCATATCCCCAAGTTAATAACATACTTAAATAACTATCTCGCTCATCAGTACCACCATAATCTATAATATTAATACCACCTAATGGTGGACTAATTTTCATTTTTCCTAATACAATAGGTATTGTTCCATGTCTAAGTAATTGATTTGGGCTTCCTGTTAAAATTAACTGTTGTTCTGAAGTTCCTGGATTGCTAGGAATTGTAGGGCGCGGAGGTGCTAAAGCAGCAGTAATTGCCATACTACCAAGTACGGTTACACCTGCTGAAGCTACAGTAAGACCTATAGAACTAGCTCCTAAATAGGTAGTAGCATACTGAACTGCAGTCATGCCTGCCTCAAGAGCTCCAACATATGAAGTGCCTGTAACTAAATATATAAAAATTTCTGCTATAAGCTGTTCAAGACCAGCTCTAACTCTATACTCTATACGATCGCCATTAACCAATATAAAATTATTCCATTGTTCCTTATCAATAGGACGACCGTTTACAGTGATTATAATTCTATCTATAAGAGGTTTTGGAACTTTATATGTATTAATAATAATATTATATATTTCAGTAAGAGTATGCCCTGCCATGACAGGCTTAGTATAAACTTGACTTTTTAATGGATGTGGCATACCTGTTAATATAACTGAATTATTATCTGGTGTATATTTATAAAAACCAATAATTTTATTTTGCCATCTAGGGTTAGTTATATCAGCTATTACACAATTTGCTCCTGGTAATATATTTAAGAACTTTGTGTTATCTATCATTACTCCTGTATGTATTGGCAAACCCTTAACACGTACTAATACAACTGCTCCACTAATTGGTTCAGTAATTTCTGTCCATCCATCTTTTTTATGCTCATTAATTACCGTTGATCGTATATTATAAGTATCTAATCTAATTTGTTTAAAACTAGGTAGTTCAATATTAAATTCATTTTTATAGACTATACGAACTAAGCCCCAACAATCTAAGCCATTTTCGTCATCGCCGCCATCTTTATAAGGAATACCAATATATTTATTTGTCCACATTAAAATAATCCTGGAAAGTAAAATGGTGTAAAACTATGTTGAGGAAAGGGTTCACGATCAAGTCCTGGTAAAGATATTTCTGCTGTTACTGTATCTTTATTATAACTTATATTAAACATATAAAGATCTGAAAAACTAATTTCTACTTCATCAGGATTATCAGATAATATTAATTCTATTGTTATTGGAGGAGGAAGATTTAATGTTCTTACTAACGGTATAAGATGTCCAGTAATATTAAAGAAAGTAATAGTAGCTCTAGGATTTCTGCCATCAACTTCATCTGGTAAAATTATCTGCATTGGTAAATATAAGAAACTTTCGCCTCGGCTAATTACACCATATATTATATCATCATCTGTAGTAGTAAATGTTTCATAACTTATTTCATCCGTAGTTATGCTAGTACCAATACTAATTGAACCTGTTAATCGCAATGGTTTCCATTTACGCTCATCAGTAGCACTACTCGATTTATCTATACCTATTCCATCTGCTAATCTTGCTATAACTTGCAAAGGATTATTAGGATCATAAATAGTAAATAATGTTATTATTTCATTCTTAGATTCTATACCCAATATAGTATTAGTAAAATTTGGATTTGTAGTTCTCATGTAATAAACTCCAACTGCATTTGTACATTATAAAAAGAAACATTATTAGGAGCACTACCAGTAGCACCAGCTAAATAGGTAATTTGATATAATTGACCATCACTATTAGGCACAATTCTTGTTTGTTCAATAATACCTGTTCTTGGGTGTCTAAATTCAAATCTTCTAACTCCATATAATGTATTATTTACAAATGATTCTAAAATTTCTACTTGAGTATTATCCATTAAAAATTGTACTTGTGCTACTCTTGGGCGAATACCTACTCTACGTTGCTTAGCGGGTCCCCTATCCATAGGTGTACGAAGTAATAAAACTCCGCCTGTTTCACTAAAATCTCTATTAGGAGTTTGTGGAAGAGCCGGGGGCCAAGTTGGTATAGCCATAATTATCTCCTAACTAATCTAGGTTGTATTCCATAAGTATTTCTTATAGCATTTTGCACCGAACCTCCAGTACGTGCTGTTTCTAGTGCTGCTGCTTCACCAATAAAATACTCAGTTCTACGAGTTCCGCGACTATCAAGAGATTGTCGTTCAGAAATAGGTTGTCCACTATAATTATATATTATAGTTTCATGATTATATTGTGGATTTTGTTGTGTTGAAGCTCTAGTTTGACCTACATTTACTCCTAAATCACCATTAATAGTTCTACCAATTGGCATTATTTCTCCACTAGCATAAGCAATAACACCTAAATTTCCTTCTTTATCTTTACGTAATGGCATAATTGCTTCTGGACCTGCTTCACCCATAACACCTAATTTAGTTCCCCCATCTTCAAATTTAAAAAGTGTTGGACTATCAACTATTTTATTTGTAAAACTATTTCCTCTAGCATAGCCCTCTACATTAAACATGCTACCTTTAGCATAACCCGCTACATTAAACATGCTACCTTTACCATATTCTGGTGCATCTATTATTGTTACTGGTTGGTAGGGAGCATTAAAAGTAGCCCCTTTAGCATAACCCGCTACATTAAACATGTCACCTTTAGCATATCCTGGTAGACCCATTATTGCTGCTGGTTGATAGGAAGCTTTAAAAGTAGCTCCACTACCAAATCCCATTGCTGTAAGGATAAAGTTTAATGAATTTGCAGCAAGCTTATCCATAGCCATTTTCATCATAGTTCTAGCAAAATCTTGTCCTATAGCGCTCATTAAATCTTTAAAAGTTCCTTTTCCAGTTGTAGCAAATTGAAGTAGAGCATCTCCCATTTTTTGAAATGATTGCTGCCATACTTGAGTAAATGCTAATACATCATCTGAAACAAATGCCTGTTTTATTTCCTCCTTAGCTCTAGCAGCAGTAATTCCAAGATTTTTGTAGCTAGTGTTAAGATTATCAAGTCTATCCTTAGCTCTTATAGTACCTTCAGTTACATTTTGAGTAATGTCCTCCTCGAAAACTTTATTGACCTCAATAAATGTTTTTGTTGTACCGGCTTTGTACTCTTCTTCTTCTAGTGCTCTCTTAGCAATGGCTATTTCTTCTGTTAAGCGTGTTTGATCTCTTTTTAGTTGCTCGTCAATTTTACCAAACTGTATATTCATTCTATTGATTTTAAGTTCATCTCCAATTTTAGTACCTAATTGAGCTTGTTTATCTAATTTAATCTCTTCTAATTTTAACTCATGTTCTCTAATAGCAGCCAACTCTTCTGCAGCTCTTAATTTACTCTGGCCTTTAGCAACTAACTCTGCCTCAGTTATAGCCATTCTCCTAAGCGTACGCTCTTGCTCAGTTACTTTATTAGTCATGTCGTTAGTTAAATCGTGTAATTGTTTTGTGTCAGTTAATTTACGTTGGAATTCTTTTCGAACGTCTTTAGCAACATCTAATTCTCTAGCTAATCCTTCATCATCAGGTTTCTGTTTTAATTTCACTTCTAACTGACTAATGATATTGATACTTTTATTTAGGTTAGCTTCGGCTTCCCTTCGTTCTAGTTCTTGCTGAAGACTCAGTATATCTTTATTTTTCTTAGTTAGTTGATCAAATGCTTCTATTGATTCTCCGCGTATTAATTGTTTTTCTAATTCTATACGTTTTATTGTTAAATCATTAGTATTTTTAAGCCTTACTATACCAAGGTCAATCTGACTATTATGTTTTTCTGTATCTATAATTAAATTTTTAAAAGGATTCTTAGATTCTATATTTTCAAGAAATTTAATATAGCCTTGTAAACCTGCTTCAGAACTTTTATCAAACTGTGGTGTAAAAGTCTGATTTATTAAGTCTTTTTGTTGTTTTGAAATAAGAGGTAAATCTTTTTCGCGAGCCTTTAAAGTATTAACTGTAGCCTGAGCTTTTATAGTACCTTCAGTTTGGGTTTGTACTTGAAACGACTCGCCGGTGACTTGGTCAAAAAAAGTTGTTGTACCGGCTCTTCTCTTTTCTTCTGTTAGTGCTCTCTCAGCAATTAATATTTCTTCTGCTAAGCGTTTTTTATCAATATATAGTTGATTCTCTATTCTTAGAATACTTATATCTCGTTGATGCAAAGCAGCTAAAGAGGTTTGTATGCCAAATATATTTTCATCTAACTTTAATTGATGTTCTTTATTAGCTGACAACCGTTCTTCGATTCTTAGCTCTGCTTCGCTTTCGCTACGAAGCGTGGCCTCAGTTATAGCTATTTCTCTAGTTGTACGTTCATACTTGCTCTGTTCTTCTGCTACAGATTTTTGTATAGCTTGTAGATTTTTAAGCTTATTAACGCGACTATCATCTCCGGCAGCTGCTGCCCTTAATGATTCTCTTTGACCTTTTAGTTCTGGAGAAAGTAGATGTTCAAATTCAGTAAATTGTTTATAACCAGAAAGGCGGTTTGTATTAAAGTCTTCTAAAGCTCGTTTAGATTTTTCGGCAGCAGCCTCAGCATTTGATAGTTCTATTTGTTGCTGTAGACGTAATATTTCTTTATTTTTTTTGTCTAATTCATCAAATGCTTCTAGTGACTCTCCGCGTATTAATTGTTTTTGTAATTCTAGTCGTTGTATCAGTAAATCATTAGTTTGTTTTACTGATAAAACATTACGGTCAGTTAATCTATTAAAGTTTTCTTGTTCTGTTTTTAATCTTACTAGTGTTTTAGCTCTCTCATCTTCCGTCTTTACTTTTTTTAGAGCGTCTGCTGCGGCTGTTTTGCTAAGTTCTCCAGTACTAGCTAGTTTATTAATTATATCAATTAGTTCTTTTGTTTTACTATCAATTAATTCATTTTGACTCTTAAGCGCTGCATTAGCAAAATTAATTTGAGCATCTAACTTTTCTGGGGTATCGCTACCAATTTGTGAAATTATCTGAGAAGTTTTTTCTATTTCAAAAGCTATTGCTGCTTGTGCTTCGTCAGATTTGAGTTTTATAGTATCCACACTTAGTTTAACATCTACTTTTGCGCGATCACTAGCAGCTTTTTGTTGAGATTGTAGCTGTTTCATTCTACGCTGAAGCGCATCAAAGAGTTCAGGAAACTGTCCTATCATAGCTTGAATATCTTCCATTGTTCCTGTATCAATTAGCTCCATTGCTCTTTTACTACTCTCTAAGCGTCTATTCAGTCTATTTAATTCATCAGTCTCTGGCTGAGACAAACTTGCACCTTTTTGTTTCTTTTCCTCTAGTATTTTTATTCTATCCCGATCACGATCAAGCTCTATGGTCAAACGCAATTTATCTATGCTATTAGCTAACTGCATTTGTGAATTAATTAATCGTGATTCAATATCGATGCTTTTTTTGTCCAAGTCTGCTTGTAATTTTAAAGTGCTTTCAGTTTTTACCGGCATCATACCTAAAATAGCTTTG